ATATATATATAAATATATATATATATATATATATATATATATATATGAAGTTAGACTGTGTTTTGACGGCAGTAAATAATAATCCTTTATACTTGGAGTTTATACCTATATTTGTTAATACTTGGAAAAAATTATATCCTAGTGTAGACGTTAAAATTATATTAACTGCGGAAAAAATTCCAGAAGAATATTTAGACTACAAGGAAAATATTATATTATTTGAGCCGATTGAAAATGTATTAACTAGTTTTATTGCCCAGTATATTCGTTTATTATATCCTTGTATATTGAATTATGAAAATGGAATTTTAATTACAGACATGGACATTTTACCAATGAACAGAACTTATTACACAGAACACATTAAAGAATATGAAAATACTAAGTTTATATACATGCGTGAAAATATATGTTTTAGTGAATCTCAAATAGCAATGTGCTATAATGTAGCATCACCTTTAATTTGGAAAGAAATTTTTGAAATAAATTCATTGGAAGATGTTAGAGATAGATTGAAAACAGTATTTCAAAGTAACATAGTCCTAGAAGGAGGCGGGAATGTTGGTTGGTGTATAGATCAACTACATTTATACGAAAAAGTAATTAATTGGAATGATAAAACTAATAACTTTATTTGTTTGAAAGAAAAAGATACTGGATTTCACAGATTAAATAGATTTGATTTTTATCAGTTGGACGATATAATTAAGGAAAATATTTCCAATGGAGTTTATGCTGATTATCATTGTTATAGACCCATGAGTACATACCATAAAATAAATAATGATATTTATGATTTACTCCCAGCGATGCCAAAAGAAGTGCAAAGTCCCCAACTAATTTCTAAAAAGAGGAGGGGGAAGAGGAGGAAGAAGTAGTTCCGAAGCAGCAGATGTGGCGGCTCCATTATCGCCGCTGTAAGTACCCGAACCAGTGTTTACTCTAAATTCGGATTTTTACGCCTTTTTTGTAAAAGGTGTAAAAAATAAAATTGAATTTATATTATAGAAATGAAAGTAAAAGTAAAAATATTTTTGGATATGTTATCGTTTTTAAATCGTTTATGTTGTTTTCCCAATCGTAATAAAAAAACAAATACTGAAACAGTTTCAGACGTTATTAGAAGAAATAATATAATATCGTCATTTACAAATGACTTTTCCAATGTTGAATGGGATAACACGACTCCTTTTGTGCCTCCTATTAAATCCGGGTATGTCATTAAAGTATATGACGGAGACACTATAACTATTGCAGCAAAAATGCCGTATATGAATTCCCCCATATATCGTTTTTCAGTAAGGTTGAAAGGAATAGATTGTCCAGAAATAAAGAGCAAGTCATTAATAGAAAAAGAATTGGCACTTAACGCACGTGATGCTCTTGCAAATAAAATAATGCGTAAAAATGTAATATTACATAACGTATCTTTGGAAAAATATGGACGATTGTTGGCTGATGTATACTGTGAGGGGATTCATATGAATCAATGGATGCTTAATAATAAATTTGCGCTTCCATATGATGGTGGTAAAAAAACAAGACCGTCTGAATGGGATGGGGATGACTCCGTTGATGAATAGAAACTGATGTTGTTTTAATTTAGCTGGTTCTTTTTTCTCATTCTATTTATATGAGTAATTCAAATATAAATAGAATAGAACCTATAGCTCCATTTCGGAGTTATTCAAAATACTCTTGTAAGGGAAAATTAACTGAATGTTTACTCGGAAAATCAACCGAAACAGAGGAATTTACAAAAGCAAGGGAAGAGAGGTTGAGAGAAATGAAAGAAAAAAAACTCCAAGAAGAAGAAGAAAATATGAAGGAAAGAGATAGACTAATACGTGAAAAACACGGAGAAGAAATGGTGAATAGAGAAATGGATAAAAAAAAAGAGTTGATTGTTGACAATAAACAACTTGAAGAATGTAAAAAAAAAATAAAAGTATGTGGATTATGTCAAAAACAACTAGATCCTTCCGATTTTAATTTTGGTAATACAAAAAATGAAAACACCGTAGTTATGGTAGGTAATGGAAAATACAAAGAAGATGGAAGAAACGTTTACCCAATACCAAAAAAAAAAGATAAATTCCGAAGTCTGTGTATTCAACAGTATGGGATGGGAAGGAATAGTCTCGCAGAGAAACTCGGTATTACGTTAGATGAGTTATACGATGAATACATGAATAAATGTAATATTAGTGAGTGTGACATTAATTGTTTATCATTCGATATAACGAGTAATTCAAACTTGCAAAAAATATTAGACAAACGTTTTTTTTACACGGATATTGATTGTGGTCATAAATTTCATAAAAAATGTATCCTAGGCGAGATAGAAAAACAAAAAGGAATATACAAGCGTGATACAGTAACAGCACGAGGAGAAGAACCGATTACTTGTCCAACGTGTAGTAACCCAATAAAAAAATTATACTACTTTTTACCTACTTACTGTGATAAAATAGACGAAATCGGTCAATTTATAGTAAGAAAAAATCGGCCATCAGCAACAGCGATACCTACAGCTACTATTCCCACTGCCATACCGACAGCTATTCCAACAATGAAATCCACAACACCAACATCGGGATCGGTGATGGCTACGCTAGGAAAAAATGATACAAAACAAAATAAAACAAAAAAAAAGTTAACATTTGCAGATAATAATGAGATGCGTTTTTATGAAAAAGGGTCAGTAACTGACGATTTTTTTGGAGGAGGAAGAAAAAGAAAAAGCGTTCGTAAAACTCGTAGAAAAAACCGAAAACATAAAAAAACCAGAAAATATAAAAAAAATTGAAACAAAAATATCCCTTGGTAGTGATCCAATCAAACATCCAACAAGCAACAACGAATTCAAAAATGAGACTACACCCATCCGCGCTAATAGACAATGAAGAATATTTTATTGAAATAAAAAATAAAACCAACGATATCAAACACGTATACAAAGGTAAAAGAAAAGTAACTTCTGTAGATAAAATAAATGAAGAAGGAGTATATGACTCATTATGGTTTATTAACCTAGATGTTATTTATATTAACGACGAAATTAAAATAAAAGCGCCCCGATTAAAAAGAAGTAATAATGTCAGTTATGATGACTTAGAATATATCTTATCTCAACAAAGAGGGAAAGAGTTCAAGTTATGTGACGCTGAACAAGACGAAGAAGAAGTAACATTTTACGATTGCTACTACTATGAAGAGTATGTATTACCTAATTTAGAAAAAAATATTGCAAATACTTTAACAACAACAAGTAGTAGTGATAATTTATTACCTAGTGTATAAAATTTACTATCATATAAAAATGTGACTTTTGTATATTTTTTTATACCGAGTTATTATTCAACAAAATATAATTATAAGAGTCTTTACACATATCAACCAAAGAATGTTTTGCGGTCCATTTTAAAACATTATTTAATTTTGTTGTATCACAAAAAACAGAAGCCATATCTCCATTTCTTTTTGGATAGAATTCATATGGCACGATAAGTTTATTTGTTTCACAGAAAGTATTAATTAATTCTAACACACTTGTAGATTTACCAGTGCCAACATTAAATATATCAAAATGCACGTCGTTAGATGTAACGTATTCCAAACTTTTACTATGTGCACTTGCCAAGTCTACGACGTGAATAAAATCTCGTTCTCCAGTCCCGTCCTTTGTGTTGTATGTATTACCAAATACTTTTACACTGAAATAAACATCATCAATGGTTGGATTTATGTTATTTTTGATGGCAACTTTTAAAATATATGGCATCAAGTTATTTGGAATTCCGTTTGGATTTTCCCCAATCAATCCGGATGAGTGAGCGCCTACTGGATTAAAATATCTTAAAATAATTATTTTTATGTATGGATTTGATTTATGAAAATCTTCCAATATTTCTTCAATAAAATATTTCGTTTTTCCATAAGGAGACGATAAATTTCTACCTACTGCGGTTGTTTCAACAATAGGCGATTTTGTTTCTCCATAAACCGTAGCGGAAGATGAAAATATAAAGTGTTGTGTTTTATATTTATCACACAAAAACAGCAAATTTAATGTAGATATAATGTTATTTTGATAGTACATTAATGGTTTTTCAATAGACTCACCTACTGCTTTATGTGCGGCAAAGTGAATAATACTTTCAATATTATATTCTTTAAAAATATCTTCCAACATTTCCATACTAGTAATATCAATATTAAAAAATAAGGGTGTATGGTTAGTGATTTTGTTTATTTTATCCAATACTTCTATTTTTGAGTTAGATAAGTTATCAAGTATAATAACATTGTAGTTATGTTCTATTAGTTCAACTACTGTGTGGGAACCAATAAATCCTAATCCTCCAGTAACTAATACATAATTCATATAAATATTGTACTTAGTATTGTAGTTAGTTATTTAATATGATTTTTATTATAAATTGTTTCCATTGTAAAAATATTATAAGTATAAAATATATATAAATGTTGTATATATATTTTATTATATTTTCAATTATATCAATGTTTCCTATGAAAAAAATACCAAGCCCAAGTAAAATGTTAAAAATTAAAAATAAGTGTTTGAATATGATAAATAGTAATGAAGACCCATTTCTGATACAAAATAAAAATAGTTTATATTTAAAAAATCAAACCGATTTTTTTAAAGATAAAAAATTGATATTATTGTCACCCGGCGGTTTCAAAGGGTTTTATTTAATGGGTATATCGGCGTTTATTAAAGAAAATTATGTTTTGGACGGATATATTTTTTCTGGTGCATCTGCTGGTGCATGGAATGCGTTGTTAATGACGTATAAACATAACGTATCAGAAATAGTGAATGTGTTGGTTAATGATGAATGTGCAAAAATTAAAGATGCATACAGTTTGGAAAAATATTTGAAAAAACAAATTATTTTCAACTATAAAACTGAAGACTTTGAACTAGAAAAATTATTTATTGGGTTAACTATTATTAATAACTATCGTATTAAAACACAAATTTATTCGGACTTTGAAAATTTAGAAGATGCTATTGATTGTTGTATAGGTAGTTCTCATATTCCATATGTAACTGGAAATTTAATAAATACATATCATAATACATATACGTTTGATGGTGGATTTAGTAAATATCCATATTTGAAAACGTCTCCACCAGTTCTTCATATTACACCTAGTATGTGGAAAAACATTAACAACGAAACGATAACGGCTAGGCAAAATGAAAGGTTAAATATAAGTGATTACACTACACTTTTTTCAAGAGGGAAATATAATTTCAAACTGTTGTATGAAGAAGGTTATAATGACGCAAAACTAAACCGATGGTATTTAGACAATATTTTTCAAAAAAAATAAAGACATATATAAATGGGCACAAAGTTGAAATCAAGAAGATATAAAAAAAGAAGAATCGTATCTTCAAAAAAAAGAAGACATCCCAAGTCTCGCACAAAAAGACATAGGAGAAAAACAAGAAAAACACGCGGTGGAGTGAAAAGAAGTGTTCCAAGCACTCCGACTCAAGAATACGGTGAGTACAACGGAGAACCAGTTGCACCAAGAAAAAATAGAACGAGAGCTGTTGGTGATACGGTAGTAGGAGCTAATTTATTTCAAGGGTTTCCGGGAAATCAAGAAAATATAAATCCACAAATTCCAATGACCATTCCTCCACAAACACCGATGCAAGGGGTTCAAACCCCAGTATTTACACCCGTGCAAGAGCCGCTTCCACCAGCACAACAACAAGCAAACAATTTATTTGCAGTAGGAGATGTGACTCCACAAGGAAATTTAAACAATGCATTAGACGAAGCATACATGGAGGCAATTACAACTCCTCAAACTACGGGTCTGCGACGTGATTTAAATATTGAACCCTTTGGTTACGATGAAGACCATAATGAAATTATTGATGATTATGAAACAGAAGAAGAGGAAGACTAAACTTAAATATATTAAAAAATATATTAAATGTAATGAAACATCTAATATATCTATAAACCAAAAACCTAGCAACGAATGAATGAACTACAACCGAGCATATTTCATTCAACAAAGATACTTACTGGAGTATTATTTATGTCTACTCTAACAACACTGGGTATATGTAAAGTCTATAATTATCCATTTATGAATCCAACGCTCACAAATGAAGTATTGTATAATCGTTTTTGTTTTATGATAAGAAACCTTATTCTTGTTGTAACCGAAGTTGTACTGTTGTTTACGTATATTTTTCATCCAACTCTTGATAAAAACCGTCATGGATTATTAGAAACCACAAAAAATTTATCATTATATGTGTTGTACGCCGAGTTTTTTTATTATGTATATCACAGATGGATACATAAAAATCCTCTTTATAAATATATACACGGACAACATCACGTAGCAACCATCGTATATCCGTTTGACACTTTTTATATTGGTCTAATAGATTTCCAATTTTTGATTTTTTCACTTGGAACACCAATGTTGATGTTAAATTTGAATTTACTAGAACACGTATTGGCATTATATTATTACATCACGGTTTCTTACTTGTCGCATTCCAAGTTATTTTACAATCATCATTATATTCATCATAAATATTTTATTTACAATTTTTGTTTTTCCATACCAATTTTTGACATAATGTTCGGAACCTACAAAGAAAAAATGATAGAACAGTAACCCAAAGTATTTTATCCCTAGAATCCAACAATTTCAAGGTCTTTTAAATTCCAATATTCACAACCGCCACCGGGGATAGGACGTTTAATAATAAACGGAATACGTTTTTGTTCTAATTCCATTTGAGCAATTAAGTAACCGTCAATAATATTTTCTGGTACTTTTACAAAAACTTTTGCACCAGAGTTGATTTGTTTCGCGCGTTGTCCCAAAATACGAGCACGTTCATATTTAGTCAAATAGGGAAGAGTTCTATGTAAGTCATCAATAATATTATTATTTTTGTCTCGTATAACAGAGGTCAACGAAGAAATTTCATCGTAGTTGTTAATGACACATTCTGGATGATGTTCCATAATGTAATTTTTATTAATTTCCGAATTAAATTTTTGTAAGTATTGTGTATCGTCATCATCGTCGTCATCTTCTTCTTCATCACTGGTTTCTAATTGAACTTGAGGTTTGACAGTTTGTTTTGATTTTTTACCTTTTTTTGCAACAACTTTTTCTTCAATGTCTTCTACTTCGCCTCCCTCGTCTTGTTCTTCTAGTTCATCATCATTTTCTACATCATCTTCTATGTCATCTTCATTATTTTCATAGTCACTGTCTTCTTTGTTGTCTTTTTCATTTTCTTCATCATCTTCGTCGTCACTGTCTTCAACTTTTGTTGAGGCAATTATATTTTTTTTAACATTGATTTCTTGTTCATTGTCAGACTCTTCTTTTTCGGACTTTTCAGACAATATTTCGGATTCATTGTCAGAATCATTTTCATCGGAAGAATAGTTTTCGTTGTCACTCATCTTATTTATATTTACTAAATATTCTTTAAATAAAATAAAATCAATTTTTTATTTTATTCTTTATTCGTTCAAGCGAAAAGATACATACCACTATAAAAATCATTATGATCATATACAGAATTCGGCTGGTACAACATTTTTTTAGCATCCCTTAAATTTGTAAATGGATTTTCGCTCATAAAGTCATTAATTTCTCTTTTAGCCGAATAAAAAAAATCGTTGTAGTCAATTCTTGACCACCATATTTCATCAAAAAAAGCAGTATATTCTAATCTACTTGGTATTAATACTACATCTACTACGTTGTGAAATGATACTTTTTTGATTTGTTTTTCATTTACTAATTCGGCAGCAATATCATAAAATGAAAAAAACATTTTTTACAAGTAAAATTATTGTATTATTTTATAACTAATTTTTAAATTGAAATACAAACTACTTATTTAGTATCTTCGGTTTTCCATACAGTGTCACAAGTAGAACATAAATAAACATACTTCATATTCACATCGTCATAACGAATATAAATAATTTCGCGTTCTTTGTCTTTTTTATTGGTTTCACAACTAGGATTGGGACACAATATTTTATTTACTCTTGGTAAAGTGGGGTCTAGTTTAGTATACTTATTGATAAAATGGGTAAACTCTTGCTCGCTTTTTTTAATTTGAATTTTAGAAATAGAGACATTATCATTAGAAATAGTATTGTCTTCGTTGCCACAGTTACGACAATAATAAATTAATTTATTCGTATTTTCACTGTCAATACGAATATAAAACATGTTGTGACAAGTATTACAGAAATGCATCTTTATAGTATATTTTTATATTATTTTTATAATTTTAAATCAATTTTTTATTCAATTGATTTTTACGTTTTTATACGTTTCTAAAAAATCATCGTATAGTTTTTTATAGTTGATAGTCACGGTCATTCCATACATTCCGGTATTCATTTTTTCAACTCCGGGGTTTTCTTCTATCTTTCTTTCAATAAACTTGATAATTTCTTCACGGTTTTTACTAAAATTTTCTTTTACAATTGGATAAAACGCAGTAAATTTTTCCAAATAGTAACTTGAATTTTTATTTACCATTTTTAAAATGGCAAGGTCAATATTTTTATATTCAATAATTCGGTTGTATTTTTCAAAGTCGTTGTGGCTTTTTGTAACACCTGGTTCATTTAAAAGTGGTTCATTATTTAACAAGGTGCATAAATTTAATAAAACAGTTGATATACTTTGGCAAGACGTCCATTGTTCTCCTCGCCATGTATTCAATAATGAGATACAAACTTTACCATTTGAGTATAAGTTGGGATTAAAACGAATACCATCACCGTTGGTACAAAAATTTACTTTGGGAGGACTGTGTGGATAGTCAGAAGGATATGTTATTTCAAAAAAGTAGTTTCCTCCAAAGTAAGGAGTCTCTTGCGGACCCATAATTAACGCATATCCTTTCAACATATCATCTTCGTCGTGAATATAATAAATACCATTATCAGTCAAAGGATTAGTTATAATATCCTTTACATCTTTCAGTAGACGTCGGATAGTCTCTTTGGTAATCACAATATTTTTTTTATCACTTGACATTTTTGTTATACAAATTATATAATATAATATATGCAAATATATTTATTACGTATTTTTCACTATATGTTTTTATTAATATTCTAAGTTATAACTTATTTAAAGTATTATATGTTATAAGTATAAAATATGACTTTTGGTTTTATAGTAACCAGACACGTTAACGCAGAAAGTACAAATAGATACTGGAACCATAGTGTTCAAATGTTACAAAGATACTATCCAGATAATCAAATTGTTATAATTGATGATAACAGTAATGATTCATTTGTAAAATCCGATTTTGAATATAAGAATGTAATTTATATTCAGTCTGTATATAAAAAAAGAGGTGAATTATTAGCTTATGTATATTATTTACAAAATAAATGGTTTGACGTCGCCGTAATGATACATGATAGCACATTTTTTCATAAATATTACGACTTTAATGAAATTAAACAAGGAGTCATATTGTGGCATTTTGAAAATAACAACAGTGAGATACCAAATATTTTAAGAATTGCAGAATCGCTTACTAATAATGAAATAATTAAAGATAAAATTATCCACTATGATAGACACGACTGGATATCTTGTCAAGGAGTTCAATCAATTATAAATCATGATTTTTTAGTATATTTAAATGATAAATACTCAATTACAAACTTAATAAGTGTTGTAAAAAATAGAAGCGACCGTTGTGCATTAGAAAGAATATTTGGGGTAATGCTTTCTATTGAACCAGAGGAAAAAAGTAAATCATTTTTAGGCTGCATAAATACGTATGATATGTTGTTTTATAGATGCGATTATACTTTTGACCAATATATTGAATCGTTTAATAATAAATATGTTTCGTCACCCGTAATGAAAGTATGGACTGGAAGATAATAATATTTTTAATTTTTATTGTGAATAAATAGTTGTTTATGTATAATTTCTATCAGTAACTATTTATGAATATTAAAGAAGAATAAAATAATAATAACAAACTATTATTTTATAATGATACACCGTCACGAATTTATTATGGTTATATATACATTATTATTAAAATAAAATTGATAATTAAAAAAAAATGAAATAGAAATATCTTTCTATATAATATCATATAACAAATACAATGGATACAACGTGTCAATATCAAGATTTAAATGAATTTCTCGCAAAGCATAATGCAAACGCAAGAAAAGATGATCCAAACACGTCAAATCAAAAAAATACTCACACTCGTATTCCGGGTAAAAATAGTTTTGCTGGTTCTTACATCATACCAAAAGAAGAAGAAGCATTATTTTATAGACTGTACTACGAACACGTTTTTGTGAAGAAGAAGTTGGAACATTTAACCGAAAAACAGCTGGTAAATGATGGTCCAATTATTGTTGATTTTGACTTTAGATATAGTCACGATGTAGAAAAAAGACAACATACCGAACAACATATCCAAGACTTGATAAATTTAGTATATTTAGAATTATTGAAAGAATTCTTTGTTTTTGAAAAAAACAAGAGCTTTCCAGTGTATGTTATGGAAAAACCCAATGTAAATCGTTTAGAGGATGGTTCCGTAACTAAGGACGGAATTCATATTATCATTGGTATAAAGATGTCAAAAATAATGCAAGAAATATTACGAGAAAAGGTAATGGCAGTTATCAACGAAATTTGGGATTTACCGCTTGTGAATGACTGGGAATCCGTATTGGATTTAGGCGTTACTAAAGGCAGTGTTCCTTGGCAAATGTACGGTTCAAGAAAACCAGAACACGAAGCCTATCAACTAACCCAGTATTATATGATTAGTTACGATGATTCAGACGGACAGTTTATGATGGAGGAAAAACGTATAAGCGATATTGACTTATCAAAAGATTTGTATAAATTATCGGCGCGTTATGATCAACATCCAGAGTTTGAAATAAATCCGTTTATGAAAGAGATAATAGAAAAACGCGAGTCATCTTCTGTACAAAAATCATTGAAAAATAAACGTGCTACAAGTAAAACCAGACTTGTTTTGCAGAATGAACAAGAGGAAGATGAAGTCTTGAGGTTGGAAGATATCAAAACAATTGATGACTTGACTCGTGCATTGAATCGTATTTTGTCAGATTTAAAAATATCTGAGTATGAAGTGAAAGAAATTCATGAATACACCCAAATATTACCTCCGATGTTTTATGAACCGGGGTCGCATGAATTGAATCGTAAAGTAGCATTTGCGTTGAAACAAACAGACGAACGACTATTCTTGTCTTGGGTAATGTTGAGAAGTAAAGCGTCTGATTTTGACTATGATACAATTCCAGACTTGTATCAAAAATGGTCAAAATATTTCAAAGTAAAACCAGACGGAGTTACAAAACAGTCAATAATGTTTTGGGCAAGGCAACATTCTCCAGAAGAATTTATGAGGATAAAGAGAAACACCGTAAATTATTATATTGATGAAACCATATCAAGTCCAACAGAATTTGACTTTGCAAATGTGTTGTATCAAATGTACAAACATAAATATGTTTGCAGCGGTATTGTAGAAAAAAGTTGGTATGTTTTTAATAATCATTATTGGGAAAAAGATAAGGGGATGTCATTACGGTTTGCAATATCAACCGAAATATATAATTTATATAGAGATAAAATGCAAGTCGTGGTAGCAGAAATGCAAAGTTACGACCCAGCTGATCCAAGATATGAGGAGTTGAAGAAAAAAAATAAACATATGATGGAGGTAACTTCAAAGTTGAAAAGAACAAACGATAAAAATAATATTATGCGTGAAGCGATGGAAATCTTTTATGACAAGGATTTTAACAATAATGTTGATAAAAATAAATATTTATTGTGTTGCACGAATGGTGTCCTTGATTTCAAGAATTGTGTTTTCAGAGATGGATTACCTTCGGACTATATTACAAAATGTACGAATATTTGCTACAATGATTTCAATCCTATATATCATAGTGAAAAAGCAGCTGAAATTACAGAATTGTTCAACAAGATTTATCAAGTGCCAGAATTAAATAGGTATATGTGGGACCATTTAGCCGGTTCGTTGATTGGTGAAAATATCAATCAAACATTCAATATTTATCTTGGTAATGGTAGTAACGGAAAATCCAAAATCACGAAATTAATGTCGTTGGTTTTGGGTGACTACTACGGAACAGTTCCGATTGCGTTGATTACTGAAAGACGTAATGGTATTGGTGGAACATCTTCAGAAGTAATGAACTTGAAGGGTGTCAGATATGCAGTAATGCAAGAACCAACTAAAGAAGTCGTACTAAATGATGGCGTAATGAAAGAATTGACTGGTGGTGACCCAATTGTTGGTCGTCAACTGTATAAAGAAGCCGAATCATTCATTCCACAGTTTGACCTTTGTGTTTGTACGAATATTTTACCATTGATTAACAGTAATGATGATGGTACTTGGAGACGTATTCGTATCGTAAAACATATGTCAAAGTTCGTTGACCCAACGGAGAATATTAAACCATCTGAAGAGTCGCCTTACATCTTTCCAAAGGACAAGTCGCTTGAAGATAAATTACCCGGTTGGGCAGAAACATTCTTGAGTATGTTAGTAAAACGTGCATTTGAGACTCAAGGTAAGGTAGAGGACTGTCCTATTGTAATGATGGCATCCAATAACTACAGACAGCGCGAAGACCATATCGCATCCTTTGTAAGTCAAATGATCGAAGTAAAGGAGGGTGAAGTAGTAAAACGTCAAGCGTTGAGTGAGGAGTTTAAGAAATGGTACAGTGAATATCACAACTCCAAGAGGATTCCAAAAGGTATTGAATTGTTTGATTATATGGACAAGAAATTCGGACAAGCAAAGAAAGACGGATGGCACGGAGTCGCTATTATTTATCCAGACACAACAGAAATAGCGGATATGAATTGTTATTAAAATGAATTAGGTACCTAAAAAATAAATTATCTATTGGTGTTAGATAATTTATTTTTTAACTGTTATATGCTTTTATAAATGTTGGAAGGCAGTAGTTCCCATATACGAAGAATCACATTATTCCAAATCCAAAACACAGATTGAGTAATATAAATTGGATATAAAATAAAAAAGATAAGAATCAAAATTCTAGATACGAAGGAATAGTCACTTTTGCGAAAAAATAAAAAAATAATAAAAACGATTACAATGACTATGTAAATAAATTTATACACAATATACCAGTTTTTTAAATAATTATAATTTTGACTTTCATAATAAGTTTTACGATCACTAGTAACAACATCACCAGTTGATTTATTAATATCTTTTTTTAAGTCAGTATTTACAGTAACGTAATTATTATACAAGTCTCCTAAGTAATCGTAGTTGGTATATAAAGTATAATAAAGATCGGTTAGATTTGTTGATTCAGTGACAACTTTTTCAAAAGAAGCAGTTACTTTGTCTCCAATTTGATTTGCTTGGACACCATATCTTGTCGTCATATAGTCACTATATCCGTCTTCTCCAAGAGTACTTAGCAAATAATTTTTTTCAGCTACGGACAGTTTCGTCGGAGCGGTTTGTAAATTCAGTTCAGCGTCTAAATAGATTTGTTTAAGTGTTTGTATATTCTCTTGTGCTTGACAGTCTGGACCACAAGTTAAAGACTTTGCAGAATCTGCTAAAGCAGAATTTACTTGTTCAGCCAATTTATTTACTTGATCTGTTATATTATCATCTAGAAGTTCTGTCAAATTAACATTACTCATCATATTTGTTCTTATATTATAGTATTATTTTGTTTTTTAAAATTTCACAAAATAATAATAATTGAATTTCAAGTATTTTAATTAAAATGGAGCATAACCACCCATTGCTTCGGTTGAGTCAGCCAAAATAGAATCTACTGTGTCAACATCAGCTGATGCAGCATTACTAGCACTATTGGAAACAACACAAACATTATTGGTATAATCATAACTCATTCCGTCATCACAACAATTAGAACCTACACATGTTAATGATGGAGCTGTCGCTGACGCCCACGGGTTGGTACCAGAAGGATTAGTCATATCATACTTTGGAGCTGTATCTGGATTAAACCCCCAGTCATATTCATCATAATTCATTCTATCGTGTGATATTAACAATACATATTTGTACCATAGTATAACAACACTTACAACAATTATGATAATAAGCATTAAATAGTAAATTCCTTCTGGAAGGAATCCTTTGTTGAATATGATAGTGATGAGAATAATGACCGCGCAAATGATAACAATTGATTTCATCATACTACTATGGTCAGCATATCTGTCTCCATAGTAGGTATTAATTTCAACCATTCTTAATTTTTTATATTTGTCTTTTTGCATACCGAGCAACTGATTCTTAGCGTCATTCAGTTCATTTTCAACAATAATAACGGTTTGAGCTTGTTGAGACAATAAGTTGTTAGATGCAGCTAAATGTTGTACAGTATTTACTGAGTTATTGTTCAAAAAAGTATATAAGTTAGAACGCATTTGCGATAATTGGTTTATTTGTTTGACAATACTATCTTTATCATTTGACTTTAATGTTCCGTTTGAAATACCAGTGGCTAAACTATTAAATAGATTTTGCTCTAATGACTGAAGATTTTGAATATTTGTAAGTGTTTGTTCATTTTTATCAACTGTTGTGGCCATATTAGATTATATATAGATTATAATAAGATAATATAAATTCTTCAATTAATTTAAATATAGAACAATTTAAATTAATTTTGTATTTATTCCAAACATTTATTTTCGCATAATATTCATTGTTACAATTACTGTAGCTATTGCTAAAATACTCCAAAACATATATCCATAATTTTCTTGTAAAACTTTGATGTCACTTTCTTTTACAATATTACTAATATTGTTTTCCCGAACATCAGTAAATTCACTCATTTCAACAATAACGTCATTGTATTTTTGAATATTTGACTGAATCATGTTTGTATTCAATCCAGTTGTATTATTTATTGAGTCCGATTTTTTGTTCAAGTTATTTAATATTTTTACGATTTCTTTTGCTTTTGATATTATGGCTGTTTGTATTTGATTTGACTTGGTAGATGAAGATACAATAGCAGTTGATAAGTCGCATGTTGAACTTGGAGACATATATCCACTTTTCTTTACATAATTTTTCCATTGAGAACTATCTATATTGACGACTTGTTTATTACAAGCATTGTTTAAATTTTGTAACATTTTATTGCGAACATATAAAGTTGTATTTGGTTTTAATATTCTATTTGAAGGGTTCACTATATCTTTACCATAAAAACTTGCAACATTTGTTGATGAGTCTAAAGTGAACCCATAACAACTAGAATTTCCGTTACATTTTGCAACAGCAGTATCATAAGTGGCATTTTGTAAACTACTTGTACTTGCTAATGTTGTTCCATAGTTATTATACTTTTCATATGTTAAAGAAAGACCAATCATTGAGTCTGGGAATTCAGTTACGTTGGAGTTGTAGTCTACATATCCCATTTTTCCTACAGAACTAGCATCGCCTAATTCATTCATTTTATAAATTGCATTAATTCCGTTATTACCGTAAGTTTGACCGTCTAATGACTTACTACAAGGTTTAGCCTCGCCATACTTTTTGGCAGTTGATAACTCATTACTTGCAAAACATTTTGAAGAACCAGAACCGGTTCCTTGTAAAGCAAAGTATCCATAACCACCTTTGACCGCCTCATCTTTACACGTAGAAAAAGAATATGTGCTTTTTCCACTTCCCAAAGGTGTCATTGCTGGTGCATCTGCTCTATCATTATAACAACCTTTGTAGTTGGACAAGTCTGACTCAAGCTGATAAATTGCGTTAGCCCAACCACCTCCATACGTTTTTTTATCTTTTCCAGTGTAAGAGCTCTTTGGTTTTTCTCCGTACTGTGAAGCTTTGGTAAAATCATTACTCACAGCACACTGTGCAGTTTGTCTTTTTGAATTGAAATTTTGTAGTGCAAAATATGTGTTTCCAGTATTCATGGCTTGTTTTTTACATGTTTCATATGTGAATGAATTGCTGCCATTGTTCACAAGTGTCATTGCACGAGTTGGTGTATCTTTATATGTCCCAACATAAGTAGCTGCTCCAGTTGGCGATTTGTAAATTGCGTTTACTAATGTATTACCATATACATATCCATTACTGTCTGCGTTGCACATTGTTTTTGCTACTTTATACTTTTGTGCAGTTGCCAAGTCATTACTAATATAACAAGATGATAAATTTGTAGTAGTATCAAGACCTTGTAGTCCAAAATAAGAACTTCCACTATTTACTGCTGCTTCTTGACAAGTTTCATAATTGTATATTTTACTTCCATTATTTACACTTGTCATACTTGGACTCGTAGTAGAGTCGTTATAACAACCTACATAATCAGAAGTTGGTGTGTTTAATGTTTTCTTTACAAAAACACTTGAACCTTCATTACCACAAGACTGACCACTTACCATATTTGAACCACTCATTGTAACGTCTGATAAACTTTTCAAGTTTAAACTGGTTGAACCACTTGGGCAGTTATTTTTTCCATTTGTTGCATAATATGTTGCATTTGAATCATATAGTTTGGACGTACCTTTATTAGTAACATAATATGTTTTTCCATTTGATAATGTAACATTTTTATTTGCGTAAGGATTATTCGTTATATTTGTTAGTGTGGTTGTTACTTTTTCAAGTGAAGAAGTATTTGCAGTTTTGTATTGTTCAATTAAACTATCATACTCAGTTTGTAGTTTATTCAACTGTGATAATTGACTTAATATTTCTTGACTGATTGGACTAGATGGTGTTACTATTGTTTCAGACATTGTTGTAGATTGTGTCGCAAAACCCTCTACAATTTGTGCGGACTCTTCATTTTCTTCATTCATACTATTATTGAATCCTTGAATAGTAGTTGTTTCTTTTTCTTCTAAATCATTGGCAATAGCAACGGCTCTGGGATTTGTTGTTATCTCTTTTTGATACTTTTTAAAATTTAACCCTTGCTTTAATGTGGGTGGCAAATTACGTTCTTCAATTTTATCCATCATTGATTTTATAGCTTCCATGTTGATTAACTAATATAATAAAATATAAAAATATAATACTTTTTATATTTTACGTTCTTTGGTATTTTATTCAACTGGTTAAGTTTCACTTTATGGAGATGGGACAATTTTCATTACAATCAATAGTATAATTGCGACCACAATTGAAAATAAAATAAAACCATATGTTAATTTTAAGAAACTTACTAAAATAAATAAACAAGAAACAATAACTGTCCAGAAGAAAAAGCGTATCCAATTGAAAGTTACATTTGGAAAAACTAATAATTTTACAACGATTATTATAAATATGAAACATAACAAACTCCACAACATATAAGATGTTTGATTTTGGTATAAGTACATGTTTTGGTCATCGTTTTTTACACTAATTTCTCCATACTCCTTCAATATGTTATTAATATTTTCTCTATCCACCATCAAACTTTGATATCTCTTACCTAGATATGTATTATTGGTTGAAATATTATCATCAGTTGTTGTTTGTAGGTTTACAGTAGTTGTTTTATTTATATTATTCATTTTTTTTAACAGTTCAACTAGTTTTACGTTTAAAGTGTCTAAAGTATTTGCAGCATTTACTAACTCACTCACGATTGCAGTTTGAGTTGAAGAACCAGATACTAAACCAGCATTTCCACTACGTGTCCAACAAGATTTTGCAGACGAATCAAATGTAGCACCAGTGCATTTTGTGTCTGCACTACATAATGCGGTACATTCAGCGATTGTTGAAACTGACTTTTGTTGAATCGCACCCGTTCCCCAAAAAACTTTGGAAGGAACTAAAACATATCTTTTTCCATTACTTGTTACAACATTAGAACTTGTTGTTCTACTAACAACTCCATTCAATGCCGAATTATAAATTGTCTGTGCTTGTTGATATAGTACCATTGTATTTTCATATTCTTTTTCCAAAGATTCTAAAGTTAGAATTGTAGATATATTTTTATTGTCTTGAGTTGTCATATATATATTAAATAATATTTTATATTAGGATATTATTTAATATCATATTGGAACCCCCATAAAAAAATAATTGATACTACAGTTGTGGTTTGTGCAGTTTCCAGAATTACGAATCATTTTACGTCTAATAGCATAGTTATTGGATGAAACTGCACCAAATACACCAGAACCAGAAACATATTTATTATTAATATCGGTAGGTTGATTACACATTAGACTCAAAGAAAAATTTCGTCTGTTTCCTACAGCTCCCATTTTTTTATATAGAAACCCATCTTTTCCAACATAGAAATTTCCGTATGGCATTATTTTATACACTATGACAATATAAAATAATTCTAAAATACAAGAAATCATTTATCTTTTTATACTTGGCATTTTTACTCCACTTGCCACAACGTCGATGGGGGTTTGTTTAAAAACTTTGTACATTACACCAGTAAGTAAAAAAATACCGATAAACAGAGTTACATTTGCTACATATTGAGTTTGATACAAGTTTTTAGAATCATCCAACATAACATCAGAACTATTACTGTTACCACTCAACTGTCCGTATTGTTTATTTAGTTTTGTGTTCAAACTTTTCTCATAAGTAATCTTCTTGTCTAAATCTAACAACTTGTCTTTCAATGTTTCGAGGTTAGTTTCAATACTGGTTCTTGTAGAAAAAATACCAGTTAATGCACTATCTAAATTTGTTTTGCTAGATGCATAAATAGTCTGATACTCACCAACATCTGGATATTTATTTGTATTTACAAAAGCTTGTTTATAATCTGTCAATATCGGATAAAACTGGTCTTTTAATGTTTGAATTTTTGAAGTATAATCTATCGGACTTGCCATTTATATTCTATTACTAATATCTATGAATATAATATTTTACACTCTAAACACAAATTCTATAATAATAACTATTAATTGCGGTTTTACTTGGTCTAATGATTTCACATACTTGTCCCGGACGAATACCGATGACTTGTGCAATCGGGTCAAACCTTGAAATGTCTGGAAATTGCGAATCATCTGTTATATTGTATCTTAGTTTAATCTTATCAACTTCTTCATTTGTTAATACACGATGTTCTGGAACCAAAGTATGTTCAAGAATGTTAAATTGAAGTCTTTTAATACTTTGAATAATAATCAAAATTCCATCTTGTTCCCAAATATGTTTCAGTAAATTCGTCAATGTTTCATTCATATCATCTTTTACAATAATCATTAATGTATCTTCCTTGGTTAAAACTTCTTCTAAATTAAATAAATCATCAATAATTTCTTGGACGTTTTGGGGACGAAGTGTTTTGGCTAAATAATAAGTAATGTATATTTTTTGTTTTCTAACCGTGTTAGGTGCATTTTCGTCTTGTTTTTTTTCCAAAAGAATATCAAGTTGTTTATTTTGATACATAGTATTCACCTCATTAACACTAAAATTATCATAGTCGCCAGTGTTGTAATTTTGTTTTTTCATTAATTCCAAAATAGTCTTACGAGACTTGTATATGGATGAAATTAAACTACTTGAATTGTTTATCGTTGTCATTATATTATATTAATAATATAATAACATAGTATCATTTTAATTCAATTTTTATTATTTATATATTTTGTTGTACATTTCATTCCTTCAGCATTTACAATATAATCACTTTCTTAGCTCCACTGGAACTAGAAGACGTATCTGATGTATCATTTGACGTGGAAGAACTTGTTGTATCTTCATCTACTTTTACATCTTCTTCAACATCAAAAATTGATTTGGGTGGTTCTTTTGGTTTTGTTTCAAAAATAATTGGTTCAAATTCCTTTTCTTTCTTTTCATCAATCATTTCTTTCAACTTACTCACTTCATCAATACTGAGAGTAATATTTACTGGTTGTCCGCCAACTTGTGGAGCTAATGGAGGAGAAAAACTGGAAGGTGTTTGTGGTTGAATTTGTGGTTGAATAGATGGACTTTCTGGAGCATAAGGAGGACTACTTGGTGTATTTGGATTATATACTGGGCTTCCCAGAACAAAAGGAGGACTATCTGACATTGGATTATACGCTGGACTTGCCGAAGCAAAAGGAGGACTAGCGGTGTTTGGTTGACTATCTGGGGCAAAAGGAGGACTATCCGTATTTGGTTGACTATCTGGGGCAAAAGGAGGACTTTCTGGGGAAAAGGAAGGAGTAATAACTGGTTTGAATTCTGGAGTTTCCTCCATTTTAATTTCTGGATATTCTGGTGCTTCTTTCGGAATATTCTTAGTCACTGGTTTAGAATATAGTTCTCTCTTTTTACCCATAATCATTCCTTTATAACTGTTTGCTAGTTCTTCTAGATTTTCCTTTGACTTCAATAACTCGTTAATATTATTTGAATAAGACATATTTATTAACTGGTCAATATTATCCTCAGTAATAATTCTCATTTGAACATTCATTACTTGTAATTCTTGTATTAACAATTTCAACGCATAAGGAATACGCACAATACTAAAAGAACGACCAAAACGACTTATATTACGAATATTCATTTTTCCATCCAATGTTGTATTAAAATTAATTGGACCGTCTGAAAAAGGACTCAAAAATAAATTCAAATTTTGATTGTAAATCGCAACTGCACCGGTCTTATTACAAACCGCCATATAATATTCATCGCCGCGAATCATAAACGACTCGTTCAAAAAGGCAGACGCGCCGTGTGCCATTACACCATCACGTTCCATTTCACCGATTCTGAGACCACCATCATTTGCTCTACCTTGGACTGTTTGACGGGTAAGCATCGTTCTTGGTCCAAGAGCACGATAGTTAATTTTATCCTTCACCATATGTTTCAAACGCATATAATAGGTTGGACCAATGTAAATGTCAGAGTATAATTGTTCACCAGTCATTCCATTATACAATATTTGATTACCAGAAGCATTGAAGCCCGCTTTCACCAACATATGACCATATACATCAGCATTTGGACCTTTATTAGCAAAAGCAGTACAGTCACCAAAACCACCATAAACACAACAAGCTTTACCCAATAAAGACTCTATTAATTGACCAATTGTCATACGAGATGGAATTGCGTGTGGATTAATAATTAAATCGGGGCGAATACCGTCTGCAGTAAACGGCATATCTTGTTCTGGAATAATAAGTCCCAGCGTACCCTTCTGTCCGGCACGTGATGCCATCTTGTCACCAATCGCTGGAACACGTTCCTCACGAATACGCACTTTGGCGATTCTAAAACCTTCTTCGCCCTCAGTAATAAAAGATTTATCTACAAAACCGAGTTGGCCTTTTTTAGGAAAAATAGAAGAATCAACTACAACTTCTGAGTCCATTGCGTTGGATGTTACTTTACCAATAACAACCATTTTATCATCAACTTGTGTATTTTCACGAATAAGTCCCCATTTATCCAACTGACTATAGTCACATCCGGGTTTTAAACCAACAACGTTTTTAGACATTACGTCCGAAAAATAAGAGTTTGATGTGGTACCTTGCACTTTTGAACTTTCTTCCCTCGCTTCATACATTGAATAATACGTTGTTCTAAAAATACCTCGTTGTATTGCTCCCTCATTAATTAAAATAGCATCTTCTACATTATAACCAGTATAGGACATAATTGCTACAACCGCATTTACACCGTATGGTTGTTCTTCTTTGTTGATATAGTCCATATATCTTGATTTAATAAGTGGAATTTGACCACTGTTTAATACAACACCCATTTTATCAATACGCATTTGATAGTTTGAATGGTATAGTGAAACAGCTTGTTTTGTTTGGCCACAAGAAAACGCATCACGAGGATATGGATTATTTTCTGGGAAAATAATGAAGTTACCCAACACCCCTAATATAAGTGATGGGTCAACTTCTAAATGAGTATAATATTTTGACTTTTTCAAATCATCTACACTTGTTGCCATTAATGTTCCTTCTTCTTCCGCCGTATCTAAATATTCAACAACAGCGGATTTACTTTTTAATTCAGTTTCAAGATTGTCCTTACTTATTTTGGGATATAATTCATCCAGTTCATAAATAGTATTACTTTTAATACTGAACATTTTGTCGTCTTTTTCTTCAAAACCTCCCACAGCTTGTTCCCAAGTGAATTTACCCATTTTAATCAAGTCCATAATTTCTTTCCTTTGGTAACTTGGTTTTCCCTCTTCAATATAATAAACTGGACGAGTTAATCTACCAGCATCTGTAAATATACTAATTTCATTACTTTCATAGTTGAATGATATACTCATAAAAATCGGTAGTAGGCCATTTCTCCTCAATAGTTTCAAATACTTTATGATTTTCATTGGCTCTTCTATTGAACCAATCCATACACCATTTACAAAAACTTTGGTAAAAATACTCAACATAACTGGAGTGCATTCTTGCAACAGTTTTAGATTGATATGCAATCTTAACCAAGGAATAATTTGTTTTACCGAAAATCCACTTGTAACTGCAGTACTAATAGCCATATGTTTATGAAGACCTATGTTTCCACCATCTGGAGTATCTACTGGGTCAATGTATCCCCATTGGGAAGAGTGGAGCAAACGTGGTCCGACTACTTTTGCACTCGCATCTAATGGTAAGTTAAATTTACGCATTTGGGATATAAATGAATTCCACGAGAGACGATTTACATCTTGAATTACACCGACGCGTTTGGTATGCGCCTCTGCTCCCCAATTTCCTTTAAATGCTTTTTTAAAACCTTTATCTACCGTTCTCTCTTTAAAATATTCGGGATAGTTTTCGCTTACCAAGTCAATAAATTTATTCTTGTATTTACCCGAATGATAATAGAATTCTTTATCTATTTTCAAACCGATTTCTCTCTTTTGAATCAAATAATATTCTCTGAAAAGGTCATAAATGAGAGAACCAGCCAACTCAACACGTTTATATTTAAAGTTATCGCGGTCAGTTGGTTTTTCTTCACCAGTAAAAACACGTAATAAACGTTTTACCATATAACCAATAAAATAGGCTTTATCCAAAAAGTTTTGTTCGCCAATATGAGGTAAAAAATAGTTCATTAAAATATCTAGGACACTATCAATGGTTCCTCTTTTGGTAAAACTAGCAATAAATTTTAATGCGGTTTCTTGATTGAAAATCTTATTGGCGTCGTGTATAGATGGAATAAACAAATCAACGTAAGAGTTTTGGTTTTTATTCTCGGTTAAATCGGCCAATAAACAATATTCTATGATTTGTTGGTCTGAAACAACACCTAGTGCACGCATTAAAATAAAAAGAGGAATTGGTTTTCTTACATTGGGAATCAAGACCACAATTTGATTGTTTGAGAGAACAGTAGAAGGCGCCACGATTTTTACTGCGGTTGTTCTTATTGGTTTTGACGCGTCTTCCGATACTGAACGCACTTCGGCCGAAAAACTATACGTATCATCTGCCTTGTTTTTGCGAATATAAAGTATATTGTCTGCGAATTTTTCTTGACTAACAATGACTTTTTCTTTACCATCAATAATAAAATATCCACCGTAATCATTTTTGCATTCACCCATATTGAATCTCACGTCTCTCGCCAGTCCGTTCAAAATACACAAATTGGATTGAAGCATAATAGGAAAACGACCTAATAAAATTTTTTCTAAAGTTATAGTGTGTTCTTTTTTCTCTCCTTGGTCGTCAAAAAAAGTGAATTCAACATCCACATCATAATGAATTGTTATTCCATAAGTCATATTTCGTAGACGTGCGTCATTAGGATACATATAATGTGAGTAGTTGTCATCATAAATCACTGGTTTTCCGTAGTATAATTTTGAACCATCTTTACCACCTAAATATAATGAACACTGATTTACCTTGCCTTGATTGTCTTCATCTTCTCTCTCAATAAAACGAATGGGATTGTTTTCTTTAAATATTCTATTAATACCTTCACTAAAAAAACTATTGTACGATTCTAAATGATGCGCTACCAAGTTATGAGGATTATCATTAAAATATTTGTCAATTAGTTTCCACGATATAGAATCTTTATCCATTTTGTTGAGTATATATTATAATAATTATATATAATTATAAATTGTTTCATCCATAATTATATATTCTTTTTAAAACAAAGAGAGAAGAGAGAAACGCCGTGCATTTATTCAATAAGAGTCATTCCAGATAGTTCTTTCAAATATCTTTTGCTACAACTTTCTACCAGTAATCCATTTGCGTAAACCCCGTAGTTCATATAGTAATTTTCATTTTCCAATGCAAAGTGGTAAATAGGTAACTCGCCCGCCACTTGGTATGGTTCTGCGCGAGGGTCTAAAAAGGTAAATAGACGATACTTTCTGTCCGTAATATAAATTTGTTGTATTTCTTGGACAGTTTTTTCTCTTTGTTCGTCGTTCAAGTAGTCTACCAGAATAGAATGGCAGCCGGTTAAAATCAAATCTTCGTCAATTATTTCTGGATAATTCTCCTTGGTGCATTTGTACAAACGATTCTTGATTCTATCGCCGTTTGCGTAACTATGAATGGTTGACTTGCCAATTGCGTCAACCGCTACATAACCATTCATTACGGTTTTTACTAGTGTACCCTTTCGGATGTCTTTGATTTGAATATATTCTTCCTCGGATTTTTCACTATTAAAGCAAAGTATTTTGGTATTTTCACCAAAACAAGTAACGTCTGATGGGGCTGGGTCAGACGCACCATAACGTAGAATACTTCCGTTATTACTAGTACTACCCGTACCATAATAAGCCGCATATAAATAATCCCCATTTGACACTATTCCATTACGTAAACCGTTTTGGTAAGTTTGACCCAAACTATATGTAGATAATATTGAAGCATCAGACAACTGAACTTGTTTAATGTTATAAGCAGAACTTGATAATACATATAAATATGCATTGTCGCTTGAAACAGTTAGTCCCGATATATTTGAAAGTCCAGATGATAACCAAGTTGAACCATCGTTGTTACCACCATTTACTGATGATAGTGTCATTCGTACAACTGTTCCAGTAGAACACCCTACATATAAATACGTATTATCACTAGCTAATGCTTGTGGTGTGTTAGTTGTTAATGTAGTATTTAAGTTATTGTATCCAGCTAAACCATATGGATATGTGACAGTATCCGTTGAACCAAAATCAGAATCGTTATAATAAGGATTCCCATCCGGCTCTGGTATGTCTGTTAATGCACATCTTCCTAAAAATCCATCAGTGAATGAACCATACAAATAATTACCAGCTATGACAATCGCAGATATGTTTGGATATGAATTTCCACTACCATTTTCGTAACTACTAAAACCATAAGTAATACCCGAAACAGCTGTCATTGTTGGTGGATAATTTATTACAGAAATAAATGGTTGATTTTGATTGTAATAAGATGTATATAAGTAGTGAGTGATGTTACTACTAGTATCAATTGTTAATGGTCCTAGAGTAACATTGCCTCCAGATACAACATAACTACTAGTAGTTTTATTTGATATACTATAACTTTTTATACTAATGTCATAGGTACTACTAGTACCATCTTCTAGACTCAAATAAGATACATATATGTATGTACCATCTGTAGTTAAACCTGTTGCCGCATTTATAGGAGAAGCCCAAGTTGTTGTTGACATTTATACTATAGTGAAATATAATAAGTGTCTAAATACAAAATAAAATAAAATTTATAAAAATTAATTTAAAAACAATATGTTATTTAATAACAAGATACAATGTTCGCGTCAAGAATGAGAATGAATTTAATAAACCCCGGGTTCAATGGATTAAAACAAATCCAATCAAAAAAGTTTAGTTCGGTTGATTTTTTACCGATTACTGCATTAGATATTTACAAAAAAAGTTGTTATTATAATATTGATTACAAAATTAACGAAGAATCAGATGTGAAAGAAGCAGTGAATCGTTTTACTGCATTTGATGTCAGTTGTTTAGCTGTAACGAATAATAAGGGTGATGTGGTAGGTGTTTGTTCGGGTCGTGATTATATTAACAAAGTTGCGGCAACAGATAAACAATATGTAAATTTAAAAGTTCGTGATATTTGCACTTATTCGCCCAAAGTATTAGTTGCTAAAGTAGATGATACTTTGGAGACGTGTATGAGTAAAATGTTATTCAAGAATATTCGTCACTTGTTGATTTATGACAAGACTGAATTTGTGGGTTTGATTTCCATTAAAGATTTGATTAAACCACTGATTGACAAGAACAAATATGTTGTTACCAAGTTGAGTGATTTTAATATGGGTAAAGGTGCGTTTTTTGGCAGTGAGTAAAAATATAAAAATTAAATATAAAAATATTATTTGTTTATAGTATAAATGAATCATATTTTGAAGTGTTTCAAAAAAGGTCACGATAACTACTTGAATCAATTTATATTGCCCAAATCTAGCGATATTATTGAGCAAGTAGAGTATATACTTGATTTAAAACACACCGACGTTTATGAAAAGTGCGATGTTGTTAGAAAAACATATCTAGACGAATTGGCAAAAAATGGTTACAAAGATTTAAAACCAGAGGATGTATATGATTTTTTTCCAGTAAATGTTTGTGAAAACACATCGCTATTAGGAAACTACGTTTCTAATTTGCCCTACTGTAAATATTTAGAAAAGGGTTCCAACGATGGGGAGTTAATCATTAAATTAGATGGTGGGTCTAAAAATATTGAACTAAACTTAGTAAGCAGAATTTTACGAGAAAAAATTTCGTTTAAAAATATTGTTATTGTTTTTAATGTTAATCTCTACGAATCGTTAAATTTTCTTGAACTGTCTCATATTACTTATAATAACCAAACGGTATATGATGGTCATCCAATGTGGCAAGAATTAGTACAAAGTGGTTTTACTGAAATGACGTTGTTGTTATCCATAGAACACGCAATATGGCATCTAATTGTCTCACACATTATTTATGTATCCAAAAGATCCCTTTATTTGACCGAAATTCTTAAAATTTTCAATATGGCTGATAAAAATGTCTTTAGAAAATCACTTGAAGTGCAAAAATTATTATTTGGAACACCTTTTATATTCAAACAAGTATTGAATGATAACGAAGATTTTAAAAAATATTTGGTTAAAAAAGTTTCTCAATTTATTGATAACTTCAACATAGATACCGTTTTTAATGATTACTTTAACATAAATAATTCTGACCCTACTTTGAACTGGATGCCCGGAATGAAATCCAATATTCGTATTATTAAAGATTTTGTGGATATAGTTGTATCCAAAAAAGATTTGAAAAAAGAAAACACACGATTTTCAAACTACTTGTCAAGAAAATACAATGATTTAAAGTTAAATAATACGCCAACAATTAAAAAATTTTTGCAAATTTTATTTGTCGTTGGTAGTGCGTTTCACTCTACCACTTTTGAATTTACTAAAATTATAATGACGGATGCTTTTTTCAACGAAAAGTTGGACAAGATTTTTTACAATATTTCTTTACAAACAATCGTAACAAATATTGATACTGTTTTTGGGGATGTTGATTTGTATAAAGGAACTGTTTACAAAGAAGAAGTGGAATATTTACACGAGTCTTTGGAAACCAATAGAAAAAATATGCAAGAACATTTTGAGAAAGATAGTCGTTGTGGATGTCACAACACGATTTATACCACCCAAGAAAATATGTTGAAGAAATTTTCCACCAATACATTTACCACTTACGTGTAAAATTATTTATTTTATATTTTATTGAATAAATAATTTTTATTCTTTTGCAACATTATCTATCAACTCATCACGATTCACCACCTCTTCTACCACTTCGGCGGGTTTGTTTTCTGTTACAGAAGAATCAGTGCTAGTAGTTTCTTCCACTATTCCACCTATAGTTTTTCTAGTTTTTTTTCCATACTTTCCTTTTCTACCACGTGTTCTATATTTCTTTCCAAAATTTCTTCCGTGTTTTTTATTTTCTCCAGATTCTTTATAAACCGTAAATAAAGTCCAAGGTTGACTTGGTCTATCGTGTAAATATGGTTTTTGTTCTTCCCAAATACGATTTTTCTTGATAAATTCTTCCACAATAAAAGGCGTTCCACAAGAACTACCCCAACGTGCCATAAATGACATATTTTTTACCATCTCACTGTCAGCAACAATACCATCTACTGCACCTCTTGGTGCAAATGGTTTAGGTCTGCTTGGGTCTGACATATATTTTCGTGCATCTAATTCATAGTGAGAACATACAGTTCTTGAACAAGGATTATTTTCTTTTTGTAAATAAGTATCATAATGGTCGGCAATATATTCCATCGCAAGGTTGGCGTCTAACTTACCTTTACTTTCATCCATTAAATCAGCAAGACGAACTTTACGTGCGCCTTGATGTCTGCGTAAATCATCGTATCCAGTATTGTGACATTCTAAACAACGAATTCGAGGGTCATAAGGTGCGTTAAATCCAATAAAATATCCATTCTTGGTTTTTTCTACATTTTTGTATTTTAATCCTAATTCAATTCGCATAATTTCATTTGTATTAACATCTGCAAATAACCAAGAATTAGCGTAGTCGCCAGAATTTCCTTCCCACAACATTTCATCACATTCATCCAAAGTTTTGGCATATTGCATTGCTTTACGAATTCTACAAGCAACGGTAAAATTATTTTCATAAGGGAAAAAACCACCGATGGTAGTCTCCGTACAAACAATACCGGCACTCGTCACATAGAAATCCATACCACTCCATATCCAACAAGCGCAAGATTGCATTAAAATACGGTTGCCTTTGGTTGGGTTCACATCTAATATTACATTTGCATATTGACCATCAATGAAAGTACAAAAAGAATTATGTGCCAATACGAATTTGCCGTCTTTGGTGTAGTCACCCGTGGCAATAAATGCGCTGCATCTATCTTGCGCGCCACCACCTTCTCTTCCGGCGGATGCACCTAGAGCTTTACCTTCTTCTGAGTTGGCGAACCAAGAACCAGTTAAAGTATAAAAGTTATTCCAAGCAATAATTTCATCTACGGATGTTTTTACACCGGCTTCATTACAACCTTCAGCCATTCCTTCCATTTCTTCGTAGTATTCTCCAAAACTTTTCTTAATAGTATCTTTTAAATGATTTTTTGCGGCTTCAATAAAAAAATCCCATTTGATTCCAAAGTCGTTATAGACAGTGAAATTCAACATTTCTTGAATTTTCCTAAATTCGTCGGCCAATAAAAACCCATTAGCGCGTCCTCGTTCCCTAGGTTCGCCCCAAATGGATACATATTTCCAGCCATTTTTTTCATAAAAAATACCATTTTTGGTAGTTTTCATATTATTTTCCGTCGTCATATAATATGAAAGAATATTATTTTATTGTGTTTTTTGATTAAAAATTGATTATTTATTTTCTTCTAAATCCCTCCTTTACAATGCATCGCATGTTAGAGTCACTTTCTGGTAAGCTAGAGTCAAATGCTGGATTCATCATCATTCCGTCATCACAAGCGTCTTCAAAACCTTCATAACTTGAACCGCCCATCATTGAACCCATAAGTAAAAAGAGTAAAATAAATGGAATAAGAACTAAGAACCATGCAATTTCTTTGTGACCATCTTTGCACATCAAGTTAAGAACCCAAGTCCAGAATAAGATGTAGATAACCTTAACAACAAATACTAAAAAAGTACTTGGAACGCGAGCAGATAACATTCCTAAATTGTATCTTCTACTGTTTCCTAAATTTTGAACAACCGAAACTAATACACCCAACATTGACAACGCAAAATATAAAAATGCAGGGGTACATAACTCCTTTAACTTCTTTGGAAAAGCCATTATTATAAAATATACAAATATTATTTTTATATTTTATTGAAAATTTCCATTTTTACATGAAATTTTTATACTTGAAAAATATCTCTCACGAAGTTTTTCAATGTCTTTCTATATTCACAAGTTGTCTCTTCTGTGTGGGTGCTCATGTCATCAGACATGTAGTTATCTGGTACATTTATTGTAAAATTAACAATATTATTTGTGTCCGCAAATGATTTATTTGTATGAATGCATAATAGTTTAAAATTGTCATATTTATAAGTTTCAATTAAATATTCTACTAATTTACATAGTTGATTATAATTATCATTATATCTATTGTTCATTTCATTATACACATCGGCCTCACTTGTATATACAAATAAAATTTTCTTTTTATTCTCAAGTATATTAAATAAACGCTCAAATCTTCTTTTAAAAGTTTCAATTGTTTCATCATATTTTTCGTCTATATCAAAATGACCGAACCAAACATTGTCACTAGTTCGAACTATATTCTTTTGGGGATAAAATTCATTTTGATTTTGTAAGTATTTTAATATAAGATATGGTGTTGTAGGAATAGAATCAAATGGGAATGATTCATTATATATATTCAATTGCCTTAAAGTCACTGCTGTAGGACATTTATTGCCAATAGATACTATAAATTCATATTCTTTATAGTTTAAAAATTGGGTTGGTGGTAAATAATTCATAATATATATATAAAATAAAAAATAATATATTTTTTTACTAAATTTATAAGATTTTATCTGAAACAGCTAGACATTTCAAATAAAAAAATCTGTAAAAATCCAATTATACCCTAGCAAATTGGTCTTTAAATGGTAAAGGATCCACTGGAGCTGGGTATCCATTCAATGCATTATAGGCACTACCAAAACCATACGATACACTTCTACCCATATTTACTAAATCTTGTGGTAAAAATCCACCACCTTTTTTAATATGTTTACGACGACTACCTCCTTTTGCTAAATACTTTGCATTTTCTAGAGGAAAAATAGAACCACCTCTTTCGGAAATTGACTGAGTTTGAACATCTACTGGAGCTGGGTAACTATTCAACGCAAAATTATTCGTTTGACCATCTACACCCGCAACACCGGGCCAAGTAGAAACTGCGCCGGTCCACGCTGGACCAATCACTGCTGGGTCACTTCCACCCATTTTCATTCCTCCCATCATAGGTGCTCCACACCCACAACCTCCTCCTCTTTGAGAAGAACCACCTCCTAAAGGAAGCGCACCGCAACCACAACCTCCGCCTCTTTGTAATTTTTTACCACAAGAAAAACATTTTGAAGAACGAGCACAGCCCTTCATTTTCCATAATTTTTGTTTCCTAACTTTTCTTGTTTGTTTTCTAGATTTTCTACTTTTTCTATATTGTCGTGTTTTTCCCATTTTCTTATATATAAATAATAATATTATATTTTTATTCAATATCAACATGAGTTAATAAATGTCTGCGACAACACATTTTTTTCAATCCTAAATTATCCATCACTTCACCTTCTGGTGTTTTTTCTTTATATTCTTTTGTTAAATACATAACTTTATCAACATCAATATCCTTATTCAACTTAAGTTTTCTTACTTCTTCCAAATAATAACGATACTTGTCAGCAAGAACCATACCACACGTAAAACATTTAACTGGAATAATCATTTTCTATTATATTATTATACATTAATTATTTTAATATATTTTCAAATCAATTTTTATTATTATTTATGAAATAGGTAAGTTGTCAATCAACTTAATCATACGCCTCACCCAATTTTTATCATTTTTCCAAAACTGATGACCACCAAAACTATTTGAGTCAACTACTTCATCTGTTGAAAAACGAATCGCATCTACTTTATTAGGATATTTGATATCTTTCATTAATCCCATACATTCCAACCTCAACATAGCACCAGTAAAAAAAGTATCTTCGGGTGGATTATCTAAAATTTCTCCATTTGGGTGAACCCATTGAACATTTATAAAAAAAACACGAGAAATATCCATTTTTAACAGTTTAATTAATGTTTCTTTTTTTCTAATACTAAATCCACCGTTTGAGTGATATGGAATCATAAAATCACGAGTAGTTCCCATATAGTAAGGAGCACCAATAAAGTCATAGTTTATAAAATCTGTAAAATTATTTTTAAATATAATACTGTCTTCTTGGTAAATAAATAGTGTTTTTCCTATAAATAAATCCCAAAAATTTAGGTCAAAAAAGAAATTATTATATTGGTTTATATTAATATTATCATATTCCATCTTAATAATTTTAATATTTGTAGATATACCGTCGCAAAAGTCTTTAATTGTTGCATAGTTCAAATTTCCACATACAATCGTGAATGACCAAGAGTCTCCCAATTTTAAAATTGTATTACGAATTAAAAATTCTATATGAGGAAGATTTCTGAATTCAATAAAAATAGCTTCATATTCTAAATTTTTTTGAATGTTTGTTGGTAATTTGACGGTTCTTATTTTTGGTGTGTTTTTATGACAAATATACCTAAATTTATTATGTTCGGAGTCAGTGAATCTAAATAATTTTAAAAATTCTTCATATGTATTACAAATTTCATCGTTCATTATAATTATTTTAATTATAATAATCGTTTATTTTTATATTAAAAATCTATCGTAAATATAGTTTTCATATTTTTATTTCATATTTACACACTTTTTGGAGACACTATGGTAATACTTATCTTTATCACAACACACTTTATACTTGTCATTTGTATATTGACCCTTTGGACAACTTCCTTGTTGTTGAGCAACACAAGTATTTTTAGTAGGAGAATACCATTTTTCCATAGCACAACATTTATTGAACTGCTGGTTTAAATACTGGCTTTGAGGACAAGAACCGTAAAAACCCTCTACATTGCTTGTCTGCATAAACATTTTATTCAAAAAATAAAAAAGAAACAAAAATATAATTACGCTAAAAATAATTTTAACGAAGTGATTATTTTTAAATAATTTCATAGTTACTTTATATTATAACAATATTTTTTTTAATCACAACTCTTCTAATTGAATGCCTTGACTCGTTTTTACTTTTTTGTGTGTCACCTTTTTTACGCTTTTCTTAACTGTTTTGGTTGTTGCCAATGTTGGTCCAGAAGAGTCTTCATTACTACTATGCATTTTATCGTGGCATTTTTCACACAAAGTTACTAAATTCGCCACCTTATTTTTATGAAACGGTGCCAAATTTTTAATTTTAATAATTCCGTCTTCATCTGCGTCGGCTTGATGTTGTAAATGATGAACTTCTTCTCCCATTTCTTCCTTACACATTTCACATACACCCACTATTTTTTTTGAATTATAGTGAGATGTTTTTAAAGATAAAATACTCCCCGAATTTGGATTGTATTTCATACGAATACTGTGTGCCAATTCAAGAAAAGAATCTGGTAGGTTCAACGATTTACATACTTCTAACCCATACATATTGTCTCCCGGACCATCCCGTAACTTGCGGTCATAAACAAGGACACCTTTCTCTCGGTCAAATATTACTGCCATATGTTTTAAAACCACACCAGTAAGTTCACGTATTTCTTCGTAGTGAATAATTTCGTGTAAATGTGTTGCAAAAATAAATGTGCTTTTTTTATCGTACAACTGCCGTATTCCAGCCACAAAAATACTTGTTGCTGAAATACTTTCTGTACCAGAACATAATTCATCTCCAAGAATCAAACTTTTTTCATCTGCCAAACGTAAAATGGTTCTTAGTTCAGACATTTCCACTGCAAATGTTGAGAGACCTTTGAATATATTGTCATTACCCAATATTCTAGTAAAAATATACTTGTACGGATAATACTCAAACGAAGAACAAGGAACATATAATCCGGCTTGTGCCATAATTACGGCAATACCGATGGCTCGTATAAAACTTGTTTTTCCTACTGCGTTTGTTCCATATAATAAAATCCCAGAGTTACCATTTGATGCACCAAGCGTCAAGTCGTTCGCCACATAGATTTCATTTTGTTGTAAATGTTCTATCAAACAATGTCGTAGGTCTTGAGAATTTACGAAAGATTTTTCAGACGACTCAACAATAGAAGGTTTGCAATAATTATATTTTTTTGCAATGTATGCTTTGGTATAAGAAACATCTGCCAAAGTAATAAACTCAATAATAGTATCTATTTTTTCCAAATACTGTTGTTCAAATTTATCCAAAATGGACAAATATATTTTAGTAATAATATCTTTCATTTGTATTTTGATGGATGAAATGTTCTTACATAACTCTTGAATGAGAGAAGAAGTTATAGAATCATTACTAGCCGTTTGAGTAATAAACGCAAGCTCGGGTTTAAACTCAAATGACTTGGTTTGATTATCAAAAGAAGATACATACTCTAACTGAACTGATTTTTTATCCTTTAAAAAACTTTCTTTTAAAATATTGCATCTGCGTTTGGTGGCAACAAGACTAAAACTATTTTTTTCGGTTTCGTGAATTTTAACATAGTCAGTTGATGCATTCGCCTTGGTACTTTTTTCATACTTCATAATAGACTTGTTTAAAAAAACACGTATAGCTTCTAGTTTATCGTTGGATTCCAATAACGTTTCATTTCTCTCATCAAGTTCAGTATCAATCCCTTTTTTAATGAAGTTTAATTCAAACTGCATAGTAGTTTCAATATCCTCACACAAGGTAACATCTATATTTGATTCAATAAAATCATACACTTCTTTACAAAAAACGGCAACTTGAGAGAATTCGGATATATTTTTTTGTAGATACTCTGCGAAAACATTATCACCGCAAATTTGAGAGAAAATTTCGGTTTGTATGACTTTTAAATTTTTGTAGAATTGAACCAGTGACTTCGGAGATAATTTTTTCATTATAATTTGTCGTACGAGTTTTGAGATGTCCTTGATAAGTCCTAATTTATTTTTTAAAAATTCATAGTCGTTTATCCTTCCCAGTAAATGTTCTGTAATATTATATTCATTTGTCAAAAATTCTATATCCGTTGTTGGATTCAACAAATGGTATGAAAACTTTCTTTTCCCCATAGAGGTAATACAAAGATTCAACATTTTCTCAACCGATGAATATTTCCCTCGGTAGTTATCATCATCAATAATATTCAATTGTTTTAAAGAATGATTGGCTAAAATCAGTCGGTCACTACAGTTTTCAAATTTCGGTTCGCTTATTTTGTTCACTAGGTTAGGATTATGTTGATAAATAAAATCAAGGAGAAAACAAAATGCTTGAGTTGCTACCGAGTTTTGGTAAAAGTTTTGATAGAAAGAATCAAAATCGTCAATCTTATAGAATTTAGTTAGTAATTCTTTTTGGTAAATTTGTTTCTCGCAGTTTAAAACACGTTTCACTTTCTCTCCTCCGTTTGGGTCATCTATCCAAATTTTATGTATGGATTTTGATTCAATGTTACCATAATTAATAACGTCGTCCATTTCTTTTTCCGTAATGTTACCAATTAAAATAACCTCACTTGGATTATAAATAGAGATAAAACGCTCCAATTCATCAAATGTAGTTGGGTTACGAATATATGTTTCGTTGAATTCAAAAATAGATGTTTTGCCAGTATATACATCAATATTCGCCAAACCGACGTAAATAAGTTGATTTCCTCCAACGTTTCTCTCTTTACTCTTGTTTTTAAAAGTGGAATAGTGGTTTAAATATTGAGATTCAACTAAATTTATCCATATACAAGTAGTGTTGTTGGTTATTTGAGATGATGAAGATGAGTCAAGAGAGAAATATGTGCCCGGGGAATATATTCCGGCCAAACTTCTCGTAGTATTTTTAGTTTGTTCATCTTGGGTATAAACCACAACTGTAAAGCCGGATTCTTGTAGTTTTTTCAAGTATTTATCAATCATATAATGAGAGAAACCCGCCATAACAACAGAGTCGGCACCGACACATATTTTTTTATCAGCAATATTAAGGTCGCAAATTCTTGAAAATTCGGTGATTTCACTTCCAAACATTTTAGCGTTCGTTTTGTCTTCTAGTCCATATACTTCAAAAAATGCACCCACTTGCATTAGCACGACTGTTTTTTTACCGTATTCATTTTTGTATTTTTTAGTTAGTTCAAAATATTCTTTTACAAGTGCCATTTGTAATGAGGGAAATTAGTCTAATTATATTATTGTTCTCTCTTTAATCTTATTTTATAATTGTATTTTTGTTAGAAAAAAAAAATAATATTTAGAAAATATATAAGAATGAGTAATTGGTTTGATGATTTTAAGTCACTTCCAGAAGAAGTACCCGCAGCCGTAAAAGCAGAAGCACAAGCTGGAGGTTCCAGACGTAGAAAGAGAAGAGGGGGTCGCAAAACTAAAAGAAGAGGTGGAAGTCGTAGAAGAAAGCATTCAAGAAAACATCATTAAATATTTAGGTAAGTATTAAGTAAAGTAGTATAATAAGTATTTGAATATAAATACGTATTATAATTTTTCATTCTTTTGTTTCATTCATTAAGTTAAATAACAAAACATCCTTATTTTGATTAGTTACATCACCAGTAAGCATCGCCGACTCATACGTTTTTCGTAAAACATTATTTGGTGCATTACTTCCTATTTTTAATAATCCGTGCTCAACTAAATATTTTTTCACATCATTAATGGGTTTCTTTTTTAGTTCTTTGTGTGCATCAACAATTTGTTTTCGTGTTTTGTTATTTTTTATTAATATTCCAACTTTTCTATAAACATTATTTTTACCAAGTGTATATTTTTTACGTATTGTTTTTTTAATAATTCTTTTGATTGGGTCGTTTTCTTCGATGGGTGGGGATGTTTCCGTATTTTCAGTGCTTTCATTATTTTTTTTATTTACATTACTGCTACCAATGATAGTGTCTAATGTTGGTGCGCTTGCAACTGCATACGCTGGTAAACTTTGTTGTTCTTCTTGATTTTTTATCTTATTTTGTTCTTGTTCTTTTAATTTTTTTCTTAATAGTTCTAATTTTTTTTCGCGTTCTGTTTTAACTACATTAGCATTGGTAGAAGACATTGACACTTGTTGTGGTTGTTGTCGTGAGTCAATAGAATAATTTACATTTAAAATATTATTTGTAGTAGCAAATTCATTTGAATTCTGATTATTATGATTTTTAACAGTATGGTTCCACTGTCTAAATGTAGGTTTAGTACCACCTTTTAAACATCCGTAGGGAACACTGTTATCATTCGGTTTAACAACATTCACTATATTAGAAGACCAAGTATTCGTCTGTGGTTTATTTAAATGAATTGGTAGAGTATTTACTTCTGGTGGTTTAATGATAACTGGTTCTTTTAATTCATCTGGAAGTTCTAACTCAACATAGGGTGGCGATGAAATATCATATGTATTTGAATAAGTTGGGTTTTTTACGGTTTTATTTTGAATTTTTCTTTCATATTTCTTTTTTTCAGTGTCTTCTTTTTGTTTTTTAGACAGTAATGTCAAATAGTTCATAGATTCATATAATTCATCGTGGTCTTCTGTTTTTTGTACAACTGAGTTGTTTTCACTTACACCAGTTGTCTTTATTGAAATGTCTAAATCATTTTTTTCTCTATTTTTATGTTCTTTAATGCGATTTAAGAATTGTTTTTTTAATGAACTTTCATTTAACGTAATTGGTATATTTGGTTTAGGTTTTTTTTCACGATTTTTTCTTGTTTTATCTGACGAAGAAATGCCAGATTTAAATAATTCTGGATTTATTTTAATTGTTTTTTTTGTTTTATCTGACATTAATACTACGTAATATTATTTACATAGTAATTTTACGAAAATTAAACATAAATACTCATTAACATTTTATTCATAGTTTCAGTTTCTTTTCTGTTTTTAACATTATCATTTTTTAAAAACATTTCAAACCCTTTTTCTAAATCAGCAACAGTTATTTTTTTTCTATCAGTTTCTGGTTTGCAAAAAATACGCCTTCCATGTGCTATTTTTATTTTTGAAAACAACGTTTCAATATCTCTTCCAAAAAATTTAAAATATACCATATTTTTTTCAAACCATTCTGCATTAATTTTTGTTTTTTCTTCAACAGTCCAACCAGCATCTTTTACTTTTTTTAGAAATATTTGGAACAAATCTTCTGATTTATAGTTTTCTGTTTTAAATCTCCATGTAAATCTAGAGTCTAACCCTTGGTTATAACTAAAAAAACAGTCTTTCAGTTCGCTCTCATACCCAGCAATAATTACCATTAATTCGTCTTTATGGTCACTTAATGCTTCACACAGCGTATCAATACATTCTTTAGAAAAACTGTCGCGTTTTTCAACATTCCCCAAGGAATATGCCTCGTCAATAAATAACACACCTCCAATACATTCTTGAATGACTTCTTTTGTTTTTATTGCTGTTTGACCAAGATAACCGGCCACTAAATCACTACGCGTCACTTTTTTAAATACACCTTTTTTTAATATACCCAAGTTACAAAAAATTCTTCCTATAATTTTTGCAATTTCAGTTTTACCAGTACCCGGTGGACCATAAATAACAGTATGCATAAAGTCGCCATTTGATGAAGTACTATGTAAATCTTGGATATAGTACAGTAACTGGTCAACTACATTTTCTTTCATCTCTTTCATTCCAATCATATTATTCATTTCATTTAACTCATTCTTTATTTTATGTAAGGAACTCATATTTATGTTATACTCAATTTCATTGTTTAACGGATACTTATCTATCAAGTCAATCAAATCTTTTATATTATTTATAGTTGCGCTAACTTCTACCTTTTTTTTAATAATCGGACTTTTTGGTATATTTTTTATCTTTTTACCTTCGTTGTACTGTTTTCCTTTTATATTTTCTTTGATAAAGTCATTTACTGTTGGAGTAGTTTTGTCATAACAAGAAGATACTGTAGATATGTAGCAATTTGTATATATTCCACTTGTATTAATATCATTTTTTGGTTGGGCTTTTGCAGTCGTTTTTTTTTCAATCGCATCTAATATTTCTTTTATAATTTGTTGTTCTTTTTCATTATTGTCATATACATTTTTGTTAGTTTCATAATATGACAATACCAAGTTATTCTTGAATTTCTTATCCATATGTTGTAGAAATGTATTATAATTATATTTTGGCTTCATTTTCCGTATTTTATTTAAATAAATTATATTTATGTGTTGTTTTCATCATATATATTATTTTTATTTTACGTAATATTAGATGTAAAAAAACAATTTAAAAATAAATTGAAATGATTAATAACCCATAAATGAATTCAACAATAAACACCATGAATACTCCAACTCAAGAAAATTTTGAAAAAAGATCATCTTCTTTTGACTTAGAAAATGACCAATATATTGAAACTCCATGGACTATTATTGAATCTTATTTTAAGGGCCAACATTTAGATAGGTTGATTCGTCATCAGTTAGAATCATATAATAACTTTGTTTCATATCAAATACAAAAAACAATAGAAATGTTTAATCCAGTAAAAATCGTTTCGGAACAAGATTATGATGCAAAAAGTGGCAAACATTCTCTTGAGATTTACGTTACGTTTGAAAATTTCCATATTTATCGTCCTCAAATTCACGAAAATAATGGTGCTACAAAATTGATGTTTCCTCAAGAAGCCAGACTAAGAAATTTTACTTATGCATCTGCAATGACAATTGATATGAATATTAAATTTGTTGTTCGTAATGGTGCATCACTAGAAAATACACAAACATTTTATAAAACTTTACAAAAAATTCATATTGGAAAATTGCCTATTATGTTGAAGTCTAATATTTGCGTTTTAAATCAATACAAACACGTTGATAATATTCACACTGGAGAATGTAAGTATGACGCCGGTGGTTATTTTATCATCAACGGTTCTGAAAAAACTGTGTTGGGACAAGAAAGAGCTGCAGAAAATAAAGTTTACTGTTTTAATGTTGAGAAAAATAATACCAAATATACTTGGATGGCAGAAGTAAAGTCGGTTCCAGATTTTAAATGTATTTCCCCAAAACAAATAAATATGATGGTTTCTTCAAAGAATAATGGTTTTGGTTATCCATTGTTGTTACAGTTGCCACGTGTGAAACAACCAATTCCATTGTTTATTGTGTTTCGTGCTTTAGGTGTTATTTCAGATAAAGAAATATGTGAAAAGATTTTGCTTGATATTGAATGCGAAAAGTACAAAGAAATTTTGCAAGGTTTGCAAGCATCTATTATTGAAGCAAATGCATATATGACTCAAGAGGAATGTATTAAATATATTACAAGTTACGTTATGTTTACTCCGATTAATATGGATAAAGAAACTGGCGCGCGAAAAAAATACGAATTTACGATGGATATTTTATCAAATGACTTGTTTCCACATTGCACAACTAAAGAACAAAAAATATACTTTTTAGGTTATGCTGCGAATCGTCTGTTAAAGACAAGTTTTGAGTGGTTGCCACAAGATGACCGTGATTCGTATTTGAATAAACGTATTGATTTAACTGGAGCACTTTTGAATAATTTATTCAGAAATTACTTCAACAAGTTGGTAAAAGATATGGAAAAACAAGTTATCAAAGAAATAAACACTGGTTCTTGGCGTTCAACCGATGATTACCAAAGTATTATTAACATGACGAACATATATAAAATTATAAAATCAACTACGATTGAAAATGGTATTAAAAGAGCACTATCTACTGGTGATTTTGGAATTAAACACGTGAATAGTAACAAAGTAGGTGTTGCGCAAGTGTTGAATCGTTTAACTTATGTTTCCAGTTTGAGTCACGCTAGAAGAATTTCTACTCCGGTGGATAAAAGTGGTAAGTTAATTCCACCTCGCAAGCTGCATAATACGTCGTGGGGTTTCTTATGTCCAGCGGAGACGCCAGAAGGAGCTTCTGTTGGTGTTGTAAAAAATTTGAGTTATATGACTCATGTTACGATTCATTCAAATAGTTTGCCAATCTACGATTACGTACAACCGCATATTGTTCCAATTCAACATTTAACACCTAAAGAAATGTTCAACAAAACAAAAGTATTCGTAAATGGTAACTGGATTGGAATTAGTGAAAGTCCGTTGGAGTTGTATCATAATTTAAAGGACAAAAAATACAAGGGTATTATTAATGTATATACTTCAATTATATTTGATTATAAATTCAATGAGATTCGCGTGTGTAATGATGCTGGACGATTAACAAGACCATTGTTACGTGTTCGTGACAATAATATACTCGTTACAGACGAAGTGATTCACGGTATTAAAAGTGACAAATTAGGTTGGAATGACTTGATGACGAATTGTAACATTGAAGAGTCAATTATTGAATACATTGACCCAGAAGAACAAGCGTGGTCAATGTTGGCTATGAAACCGAAAGATTTGTTGAATACTGACTATGAAGGGAAAAACAAGGGAGATAATATTTTCAAATACACACACTGCGAAATTCATCCAAGTACAATCTTTGGAGTGTTAGCGTCTTGCATACCATTTCCAGAACATAACCAATCTCCTAGAAACACTTATCAATGTGCGCAAGCAAAACAAGCAATGGGTGTTTATGTGACCAACTTTGATAATCGTATGGATAAAACAGCATATGTCTTGAATACTCCCGCACGTCCATTAGTAGATACACGTATTATGGATATGATTAAAATTAATAATATTCCATCTGGATTCAATGTAGTTGTTGCAATAATGACCCACACGGGTTATAATCAAGAGGATTCGTTGTTGATTAACAAAGGGTCTATTGACAGAGGATTATTTCAAGCAACGATTTATCATACTGAAAAAGATGAAGACAAACAAAAAATAAATGGTGATGAAGAGATTCGGTGCAAACCAGACCCAACCAAAACGAAAGGAATGAAATTTGCAAATTATAATAAAGTCAATAATCGTGGTGTTATTCCAGAAAACACACTAGTAGAAAATCGTGACGTAATTATTGCGAAAATAACTCCTATCAAAGAAAATCGTAATGACCACACCAAGTTGATTAAATATGAAGACCAAAGTCGTATTCATAGAACAGATGAAGAAACCTATATAGATAAGAACTATATTGACCGCAACGGAGATGGTTATAATTTTGCCAAAGTGCGTTTAAGAACAGTAAGAAAACCAGTGATTGGTGATAAGTTTTCATCCCGTAGTGGTCAAAAAGGTACCATTGGCAATATTATTCCAGAAGAAGATATGCCATTTACCGCATCTGGAATTCGTCCAGATATTATACTAAATCCTCACGCAATTCCATCTCGTATGACAATTGCACATTTGAAAGAAACTTTGATGACAAAAGTACTAGTTCAATTGGGACTGTTTGGAGATGGAACAAGTTTCGGTGAACTAGATGTAAAAACAGTATGTGATGAATTAATTAAACTTGGGTATGAAGGTCACGGAAACGAACTATTACATAACGGATTAACGGGAGAACAACACGAATGCAGTATATTTATGGGCCCAATCTTCTACCAGAGACTAAAACATATGGTGAATGACAAACAACATTCGCGTTCTATTGGTCCGATGGTGAATTTGACGAGACAACCAGCAGAAGGCCGTTCGCGTGATGGTGGTCTTCGTTTCGGTGAGATGGAAAGAGATGCAATGATATCACATGGTGCATCACGTTTCACTAGAGGCCGTATGTACGACGCGTCAGATAAATACCACGTTTATTCTTGTAATAAATGTGGAATGATTGCGACATATAATGATGAGATGCATATACATATTTGCCGAACTTGTGAAAATAGAGTAGATTTCTCGTATGTTGAAATACCTTATGCTTGTAAATTATTGTTCCAAGAGTTGTTGACGATGAATATTGCTCCGAGACTGATGACGAGTAACTAAGTATTTGTCTTAATAGTTTCTTGTTGAACTACTTCACCATTATTATTTTCATCAACTTCAATATATAACCTTAATAGTAAAAATTCCATCTCAGCATCATAACTAAACCTAAGATATATATTATTAGGATTGAAATTATTTGTTATACCACTAATACGGTTATTGTCTTTTATAGGACCCTTTTCATTTTTATTTAAAAAAATAAATCCATTAAATGAATAGTTACCGTTATTATTGACAAATACCATAATATAATTTTCACATTCTGTTTCTAATCTATCAGTTCCTACAAATGGTGCTAATAAATTTACTAAATTATTATACGTAACTCCGGTGCTAGGAATTCTACTTGTTATATATGTGTATAATTCGTCGATATCAATATAAACATATCCAAAAAAACTTTCACACGTTGGGCATCTACACGCTACTATCGTGTTGGAACGAGCACACCAACCCAATATACATTTTTGATGATATGTATGTTGTGGACCTATCGTGTTTAAACACGTAATTAATTTTTCATTATCTAACATTTCCTCATAACAAATACTACATTGGCCAACTATTTCTGCTCCGCCCATCATCTTTTTTGCACGATGTTTTCGTGATTTTTTTGTTCTATTTTTTTTAGATTTTTTCGTATTTTTGTTATATTTTCTGTTTATTATTTTTTTAGATTTTGA